ATGAACGGGTACCGCTCGACGCCATTGATCGTATTGAACAGACTGTTGGGATTGGCGCTTGGCTGTGCGCCGCCCGGCACAAAACTACCAGGCTGGGATGACGCGCCATAGGCCGGCGTGCCAAGGATGACACGCCGGAGGCACCCGGTCGTCAGCGCGGTGAGGTTCCGCGCCTCATTGATATAAGCCACGAGATCGCTTTGTGGGACAAAGAGTCCCTGCCGATCACGGATTAACCGCTGAACCTGATAAATGTACCCCTGAAGGTTCGGCACACGATCGACATCCCGCTATCAGTTCGGCTGCAAGAACACGAAGTCGTTGGCACCACCAACGTTCAGCGTCAAAGTCGCTGCGGTCGTAGGTGCCGCACCACCCTGCAAAATCAGCGTCGAAAGGTTGGTCAGCGTCCCGCCGAAAATCCCGCCGTCCACCAGGGTCTGTGCAGACGCCGTGATCCCCCCGGCCGTTACAGTCGCGCCAATCGCCGCCGCCCGTGTCCGCAGGAACGAAGTCTGCGAATGCGGATTGGTATAAGCCGACGCGTTGGTTGGCATACCATTGCCGATGGTCGTAATCTCGACAGGCGCCACATAGCCAGCACCGCCGCCAGTCACGGTGTAGCTGGCGATCGTCCAGCACATAATTGCCAGCGCCGCCGCCGCCGAGCCGCCACCACCAGAGAACGACAGCGTCACCAAGGTCCCACCAGTAGGATACCCATGGTCCGTGCAGATCACACCATTCACGGTGTTCAGCCCGGTCATCACCGCCACCGCCGACGCGTTGTTGCCGGTCGTATCACGCGGGTCATTGACCAGCGAGATAAACGGAACGCCCGAATAGCCAGCGCCCTGATCGGTAATGGTGATCGTGGTCAATGATCCGGCGCTGATCGTCGCATAGCCGGTCGCCTGAACACCCGGAGGCGGCGGTGCCGCGAACGCAATCAACGGGGCGTACGAGTAGTTGCTACCGCCAGCCGTCACGGTGGCTGACGACACCAACTGGCCCATGATGGCGACCCACTTGGAGGTGCCAATGCCAGGCGTTACGGTTGGCGCGGACGTGTACCCAGTGCCAGCATTCGTCAGCAATGCCGCGACCGGACACCCTGTCTGATTCGCCACCCGGAAGTTGTTACCGTCAGAGTCTAGCTGCCGGTATGACATCCCATCGCTACCCGCCGGGCGCCAAACCTGCATCACCGGGTCGTAGCATTGCAGCGTGGTGAAATTGCTTTCGCACACGTACGTGTAGGTGCCAGGCGGCACCATCATCACTTCGCCAGCCTGCACTTCAAACGCGTTGGTCGTCTGCCCCCCCAGAGGAAGCTGAACACCAACACCACCAAAACGTGTTGCCATAATCCTAAACCCCTAAAATCAGACCAGCGGCTGGCCAGCAAATGCCGTCTGCGAAGCAGGCTGCGGAGGTGGCGGCGGATTGCCACTCCAACCAGGACCGGTAATGCCGGTAAACTGCGCACCAGACGATGGCTTCATGCAGCACATATCAAGCCCGGTCACCAACACGCCAATACTTGCAAGCTGGCCCTGCGGTATCATGCTTTCAAAACCAGTAAAGAACATCTGTAGCTGAGGATGCATAAACAGCGACAGATAGCGCGAGTTGATGACGAACATCGAACCGACCGGACAAAACGGGTCGGCAAAGATGTTTGTATCAAGCACGCGGATAGCACGGAAACCCGCGTTAACGACGTCGTCCTTCGAGTAGATCGACTTCGGGCGCGTGTAGAATTGCTCAGACGACATAAAGTCCGCCATGAGCGTCGCCCAGTTCACCGGGTTCATAACCAGGAAGTCCGGAGCTTCACCACCAGCGCCGGCCTGAACACGAACAATAGCCTCAGCGATGCTCACGCGGCTCATGATCGATCCGGCGTTGCCGTAGTACTGACCCTGCCAATACGGCGCGGTGGTACGGTTAATACCACCATACGATTGGACGTTGGTACCGTTGTCGTACGCCATCGGAAGTGAGTCGAGGGCGAGGGTGTTGTTCGTATTGTTCTGGTAGAGCGCAGTCGCGAGAGACTGCTTGATCACGGTAGCCGCATCGGCTGTCACCGCACGCAACTTCGGAATGATCACCTCGGATGACTGCACGACAGCTTCCATACCGAAAAAGCCAATCGGGACCATGCCGACTTTCAAAGTGAACTGCGCGTTAGTCAGCGCAACGTTGTCTGTCGGGATCGGAAAGTCACCGGAGAATGATCCCCAGTTAAATGCGACGAAAGATGATCCCTGAACTGGGAAGGTAATCTGATCAATACCACCCATCGCTGCTTGCGCATTGGAGAGCAGGAGGGAGAGCAAAGGATGACTTTGGTAGACCTGAACGAACACTGTCGGAATGACAGCTCTGCGTGTAATCGCAGCCAACTGTGCGCCGATAGCTCCGCCGGGTACAACGCCACCACTAACGGGTCCACCAGAAAATGTACCTGACATAGTCTAAAAATCCTCGATCAAATAAGAACAGAAAGTCCCGCGAAAAATGTGGAGACATCAGTAGGTAAGGAGTGGCTGAAATCGTCCGGAGACAACAAGTCGGTAGACGACTGGCTTTCTGGTAACAGAATGTTGACGCCAGCGGCGCGAGCCTCATCGGGATAATCACGAAGCAGCTTGATCGCAGCTTGAATTCTATCTGTAATCCGTTATCATTCAGCCTCAGGTCCGTTTGCAACAATATCCCTCACCTGACCGTCAAAATAACCCCACGGATCACGATGAAGCTGTTCGTACGCGTCAACCTTCTCGTGAGACCCATACACATTCAACTGCTGTGGTAGATAGTTTGGTCCCGTCAATGGCGGCGGTTTCCGCGTCGTCTCTGATACAAATGCAGCAGCAGCTTCCACGTCAGGGTTGTTCTTTTCCTGCATGCGCTTCCACACAGCTTCCAACGCCTCTTGCTGGAACCCGTACTTCTTCTTTACTGCATCCAAACGCGACGCAATATCCGACTCGAATTCCTTCTCTTTCGCGGCCTTCTTATCGGCTTCAATCGCGTCCAATCGATCCTGATCAACCTTCTTCATGTCGGTGATCTGCTGCTCCAGCGCCTTGCGCGCTGCGGACTCAGCCTCGATCTGGTCACGTAGGGGCTTGGAACGAGAATCAAAAAGATCGCTGTCGGCAAACTTGGCGTCGGGGAACTTTTCTTTGATCAGCTTTTCGACGGTCGGACGCGAGTCCGGCGCGGTGAGCAAGCCGTCCAGCACCTTGAGCGCAGCAACACCGAGGTTGTACTGACCACGCGGAACGGGGACATTGTCCCCGGTCGCGGTGTCAGCAGGCTTGGCAAGTGTCTCAGACATCAGCGCTTACCACCGGCACTCATTGGGTTCGCGTCGCCGACGTGATCGATCTTCGGGCTGGTCGTGCCGATCGACTTCGGCAGAGACGGACGGTTGGCAGCAATGCCCATCGTTGCGAAGGGCACATACTGCATCAACGGGTCGTCTTCGTTGTTGCGATTGATGTAGGGAGTGAAGATGCTGCTCTCAGCCATAGCTCAAATCCTTATCCTGGAGGTGCCGCGCCAGCCTGCGGCATCGGTGATGGTGGTGGCATTGCTGGCGGTTGCCCTGGTGTTGGCATCCCTCCGGTCTGACGGGCTGCCATTGCCTGTTGTGACTGATTGGACAGACCACGCATTGCCTGCATCAGCGTTTGCATGGTCGTAGACGCTTCTTGTTTTGCCTCGCCGATATGCTTGGTCAGCTCGGTTGCTGCCTTCATGACGGCGGCGTGCAGCGGGATACCCATCGGGATCAGCGGCAACGCCTCTTCCAGCATGATCGTGGCCGCGTGCAGCTTCTGGATGGCTTGCAATACGTTGCCAGGGTTCCGCTGGGGGATCGTCACTGGCCCGAGACCACCCGGTGGGGCACCGCCCATACCTGGAGGCGCACCCCCGCCTGGAGGTGCGCCACCTGGCATCGGCATACCAGGCGGAGGAGCGCCGCCTGCCATTGCCATCATCGGATTAGGCTCAAGAGCCATCAAATATCCCAGTAAAATGGTAGCCGGAGCCGAGAGACCCCGGCTGCCTTAGCTCACTTCCGGCCCTTGTGCCGGCCCTTCCGCTTCATGCGCATCATTGGTTTGGTCCTTAAATACGTCGGGAGACCCGCTAGCATCCCGACTGATCGCTCCAATTTGGAGCGTCCTTAGTTAATGTTATCTGTGAGCGCCGGTCAATAACTCTTTGTCTGGTCCACACTAATTCTTATCTTATTGGTTTTGCTATTATTCCGGCGCCGTTTGCCAGTCCGATATTCCATCAAGGATGGCGGAA